CGGCAATGGCACAGCCACAGCCTTATCAGCATTGTGGCGAGGAGGCACATCCACCTTCACAAAATCAGGACTACCCTTGGGAGCCAACGGTTGCGGCCTGACTGCTACTGACTCCGGCTTAGATTCGAACTTCTGATCTGCCATAACTTCACTCCTTCTCCTGCTGTAAGAACAGCCCGTAGTACATTGGCTTCTCAATTCCTCTGCCGGTGCCGTCCTGTGGGTGAGGATCGTGCACCATACTGCCGTTGTAGCCCACCACGGCATGCATGCCTCCGCGCGGAGAAACGCCTTCGATGGTATGCCAGCCTACCGGCGCCACCTCACCAACAGGCACCTGGGAATAACGGATGCCGCGCTCTGCCAGGTATTTCTGTACTGCCGGCCCGAATGCCTCATCTTCATCGGGGAAGTCAGGCACGCTCTTCTCAGGTATCTCCAGAATACTGGCTATGCATGCATTAAAGCAGCGGCCATACTTACCGACACGGGACTGGGTCTGCGGTATCACGCATTTGCTCCTGTAGAAGCTGCTTACGGTAGGCCACGCGACGCTGATACCTAGTCAGCCGTGGCTCGTGAATGGCGACTTCTGTTGGCTTTCTGCCATGATGACCAGCTTGCCAAGTATTTGGCTCGACTCGCTTATTACGGCTGCGCTCCCTGTCGGCAACCAAGTGCTTAAAGCATTTCCTTGTACCACCATAGCAGTCACTGAGGCATCCCCACCAGTTGCAATGGCTCATGACATCACCGATGAACTACCGGACCAAAATCCTGCCAGCCAAGAATACCGACCAGAATCCAGAGGACGGCATAAGCACCAGCATGACGGTACCAAAGAGGCTGAGCAGGATCATAGCTAGACCAAAGGCCGAACACAATGGCTACAACATAAAGAACCCAGAACAAAATACCAAGTGGCATACATTACTCCTTAGAGCACGGCTGTGTTAAGTTCGCCGTTTTCAGCCAGTGCTTAAAATCGTTGATGTGCATTGGAGTCCAGTCCATCAGCACGTCCTTTGCGCGATGATGTCCGCGTCTGTAGGCACTAAGCGCCTCCTTCTGAGAATCGTACCCCAGCATCACCTTGTGCTCATCAAACTCTCGCTGGTTGGGCGGCAGCATGCGCTGGTCCATGACGTACACCCAGCTACTGCGCGGATTAGAACCCAGCATGACGTCCATACTATCTCCGTCAGCACCCTGTATACCACGCAGGTAACCGTAGTCATAGGGCATCACCTGTTCCCACTCCCTATCCTGTTCCTCGTCGAAGCCCCTGCGCACGTCGCCCCTGGCGGTCTCTATAACTACGTCCATACCCTGCACTACACGACGCACACCCTCGCCGTCACCATCCTGCGCCTCAGTCTTCTGGTACTCCTCAATATCCAACAGTATGGCGTTGAGGTCTATGTCTTCACCAGTGCCGCGCTCCGTCACCTCCACGCCATCCTCGGCGGTCCACATGTATCGCCGGTCGCGATCCTCTTCAGTCTCAAACTGTGACATACTCAATCTCCAGCTTGGCATGGCCCTTTTTGTCAGACTTCATACTCTTAATCTTGAATAGCGAGCCACGCGGCAGTAGCACTTCGTTCTCACTAGAATGGTTACTATTCTGCTGAATATCCAATCCAGCCTGGCCCTTCTTCACATGTATATCCAGCTGTATAGCCGCGTCAGTGTAGAAGCCGCTAGTACTGCGCTTGGAAGTAGACATGAAGCCATGGTCCATCACCACATCACCTATCTTAGGATTACTGCCAATAACAGCAGCAATGTCCATGACAGAGATGCCTCTGTACAGTGTCCTATCGCTGCTGATGGTAGCCTTGCTGACCGCGTGATCCAGCTGCTTGGCCAGTATAGCCTGGTTGATGCTCATGCTCTTGCCTTCGCGCAATGCAGAATTGAGCGAACTGTACGCGCCATTGCTGTAGCGCTTGACTGCCTGTATCTCATCAGCAGTCAGCGGCGTGTGCGTGACAGTGGCTATCTGCTTTGCTTCTTTATCAGCTGCAGTCTGAGCAATCTTCGCTTCCTCTGCGGTCTTAACCTGCTTTTCTGCGTCTTTAAGATCACTATCACTGGGCGTGAAAGTCTTCAGATTAGAAGGTGCTGGCTTGCTGGGATCCCAGTTAGAAATACCACTGAGATTGTAACCCTGCTTTTCAAGATATGCCTTTATGGTCTCCTTAGTGCTCATACCAGAAGGCACGTTCTCTACTTTTATGTATGTAAACATCTGGCCAGGAATCTGAGTCTTAGGGCTGCTACCCCAGGCCTTGACGTACATAGTGACCTTGTCTTTATCCTGTACAGCCTCAGTCACCGCCTTGCCAGTATCAGGTGCAGCCTCAATAGCCTTGTTATTAGCCTCCACGCCTTTCTTCTTAGCAACCAGCATGGCCTTGCCAGCCTCACTCTGCATGTACACTTTGTGCTTGTACCCGTTAACAGTGAACGCTGAGGTCTTGTTGCCGAACAGTGACTGCGCTGCCTGGGCGATGTCCTGGTTGCTGTACTTCTGCTGCCCAGAGCTAACGTTCTCCTTCAGCGCAGCCTGAATGAACTGAGAAGCGTTCTTGTGATCCTCCTTCTTAAACTTAGTCATGTGGGCCGGCATCTCTACGGCCTTGCCGCCACCTTTGGAGCCAAACTGCCCCGCATTGCCCGGCTGGCCGCGTGGGTGCTCCGACTCCTTGAACTCCGCCGCGTCCCGGCTCTGCCTAAAAGGGCTGTCGGCAGCCGCCGCATGGTAACCATCTAACCAATCCTGGCTATGACTCACATCCTCGGCCCCACTCTCGCCTTCAGAGGAAGCCCGTAGCACCTTCTGCGGTGAAGAGCTAGGGCTCAGCTGTGGCGCACCACCCTCGCCGCCTTCTCCGCCCTCTCCAAAGGCCCCAGCGCCCATCTCTCCAGCACCGCTCTGTATTTCGTCCGACATCTTCTCTATCTGCTCGTCGGTGATGTTAGTGAATATGCCGGTGATGTCAGAGCTCTGCTTCAGCTCCTGCGCGTAAGTCTTCGGCGATATGCCGCCGCTGTTGAACGCAACCGTGACCGTATCAACGACCGTCTTGGCAAGCTCGGACTTCTCCTTCTCATCCAGCACACGTACTGAGGGGAACGCCAGGTCAAGGTCATCTGGCACCTCACCCAGCTCGGACATGCACATGACCGGATACAGCTTTTCCAGCTGCGGCCGTAAATCCGTCTCTTGTTCTCTCCCAATCTTCTCCTCATAAATGCGCTCGTCAGCGTCATTACTCTGGCCTAGCCCTGAAATGGTCCGGCCCCACAGCCGCGTCACTGGCATCTCCGCCGCACCACTGATATCTAGCTGGAACTGCTGATACACCTCGCTCAGTCCGGTGAAGCTATACTGAGTGCTCTCCAGCCCACCCTCTGCTGGCAGCGGTATGAGCGACTGGTTACTCATCAGGTGATTAATCTGCTCCATGCGCTCAGCCAGTTTCTGCTTGGCACCCTGGGCAATACCCACGCCGCTGATCAACTGGGCTAGCTCCGGGTACTTCATGCCCAGTATGTTAGCTCTGAATGTCAGCGACAGTATGTTCCACGACATGTTATCGCGCTTCCTGATCTCCTCATACACCGGCTCCAGGCAGCTGATGCCCCACCAGCTCTGCGCCTCGCGCTCCGGGGTCGGCACCTCCGGACCATTGAAGCGCAGGATGCGGCTGCTATGCACCTTGAACGTTTCCATGTTGTTGTTGTGCACTGCATAAAACTCCGGCTTGTTAAAGTCAGTAGGCCGGTTAATATCGGTGCACACATCGCCGTCAGGAGTTATGCCTGCCCAGCGGTCGAACGGTATGACGCCCTTATAGCTGTCCAACTTAACATCCTCTAGCTCTAGAGGCTCATCTAAGTACTCCTCCTGACCGTCAATGACGATAAGAGCACCTGCGCCACCGAACAGCCTGGCCCATTGCATAGTCTTCAGTAGGCTAGCCCTGGTGTAAGTCTTACGTATCAGCTTCTCTATGTTGCCCACATCCTCTGGACTAATGTCAGAAGTAAGACGCGGCCAGGCACGAATCATATCGCCAGCAGGAACGTCGACAATGCGGCGACTAATCCAGTGATTGCGGTACAGCGTGATCAGCTTCCAATAGTCATAACTGAATCGCACCAGCTCATAATCGGCGGACTCCGCCAGATTAGGAGTGCCGAAGCCGGTGCGTGCTGCCATGTTGGTGAACCAGTCGAGAGCAGAGGTAGCCCCTACAATGCCAAGCTGACGCTCCTTATCTACGGCGTACAACCTCGCTTTGTTATTCCGGGACTTCCCCATCTCTACGCTCCAGGTCTGCAGGCTGTATCCACAACACCTGCTCTTCTCCATACGGCACCGGCATAATCATCCCGTCTTTCTTAATGAATGCCCACAACACGCGGTCATTGCTTACTATCGCTTCCAATATGTCACGGCTTATCTCGTAGCCTTTGTATAATGCCACGGCAGGACAAAGCAGTTTGCTACGCAGCATGACATCGCCTCACTTCAGTGCCACCAGCTGACAGACCGACGCTGTGTTTGGGGCCGTGCCAGGAAGTGTGAATTGCGCGCTGTTCGTTCCAGCCGTGACTCCAGTGCCGTATTCAGCCCCTGCATTGATTGCAAAACCTGCTATGTAGGTCATCACCTGCGGCGTAGTTCCCGCAATAAGCTGATTCGCATTTGCATAAATTGCAAAAGCTACCAACAGATCATTTGGCACAGTGGTAGTTATGTTGCTGCAAACGATAGGATTGCTAGAGCTGGCAATGCCGACACTGGAAGATCCTGCTCCATCATTTGTAGGACTGCCTGTGGTCTTGCTGAATACTATGCCCATAAATGCTTCAGGGGTACCGCATCCGGCTCCTGTACAAGAGGCCGTGAAAGTAGGCGTGCCTGCTCCCATATTTGAAACAAGGAAGGTCTGCGCTTCTCCCAGACCAGGCTCCTGCGCAAGCGATGCCACAGTTGTAATCGATCCAGAGGTCACACCGGTAACCGCAAGCGAAATAACTGCGCTTCCGGCAGTCCCGCTGTAAGCAGACTGGACCAGCGCACTTTGCCCGGCGGTAACTGCCCCAGCGGTGCAAGTTGCTCCGCTGCTAGAACAGTTGTTGCCTGTGTAGGCGACCGCCGTACTGCTGATCGTGTATGCAGCCGGAACAACCGACGCAGTGGCGTAACCCAGACCATAGCATCCTGCCGTGATCGTGGTACTTGTGCTCACTGCGATCGGCGTGGAGTAGGCACTCACCGTGGTTCCATTCGTAGTGTAGTAAGGAGCGCCTGCACCGCACGTGATCGTCACATTCTGAGTTGATGTGTATTGCCCGGCCACCGGAGAAAACACAGGCGGTGACGCAGTAGCCAGCGTGGTCATAGTTGGAATCAAAGGCGGCGCCGCTGCGATAGTAGGAGTCAGCACGCCTCTTACGCCGGTTGCGATCTTGGTGACAGAGGCATCGGTAAAGTTGGTCACCCACAGGTTTCCCGATCCGTCTACTGCGGCGAATGAAGCATGATGACCCACCGGGAAAGTTCCTAGCAGGTTGCCAGCAGAATCCAGCCTGTACACGTTATCCACGCCGCTGGTTGTGCTGTACACCCATACATAGCCACCGCCGTCAACAACAAGACCGCCCAGCACTGGGTTTCCCGGTATGCTCGCGACCAGTATCTGCGTTCCAGAAGGGGAGAGTTTAGTTACAGTGCCGCTGCCAGCATTAGGCACCCATACGTTGCCAGCCGGATCAATGCCCAGCACCTGTGGGTTCGTTCCCACCGGGAACACACCCAGAAGCACGCCGCTTGGACTGAGCTTCGATACATTGTTGGTGTTGTAGTTCCACGTCCAGAAATTGCCGTAGGCATCAAACCGTCCTCCCCACGGTAAAGTGCCAGTCGGTCCTGTGGTATAAGTGGCGAGAGTAGTGCCAGAAGGGCTGATCAAGCTGATGGTATTCGTGCCGCTGTCCGTGACCCAGCCATTGCCATTGTGGTCAAACTGTATGTAGTCAGGGCTGGAGCCTGTGGCGTAGGTTCCTATCACTGTCCCGCTGGCGGTCATTTTGGTGACAGTGTTATTGTTCTGGTTGCAGACCCAGATGAAGCCAGCAGCGTCAGGCACCGCGCAAGCAGCTTCTAGAGACAGGGTGTACGTATGCAGCACGCTGCCGTTAGGAGCCAGCGCCACCACGTTCTGCTGATTTCCTCCGATCCACACATTGCCAGAAGCGTCTACATCATTCGTCAGTGGACTCTGCGAAAAAGGATAAGTGCCGATAATCGTGCCGGGAGTCTGACCAGCACCAATCGGCGCACCGCGTACCGTGAAGCCGCCCGCATCCACCGTGCCCTGAATTCTGGCGTTACCTACACCGGGATCATTCTGCGACCCTGAATCAGTGCCCAAGGAAAGGCTTCCATTAAGCCAGTGCCACACATGGGCGTTGTCGGCCCCTATTCTCTGATTGTGCCCCATAACGCCTTGATCCCACGTGAGTGCTGTGTTGCCACCTTTTGCGACGTAGCTCCTGAGATCGCTGGAATTGTTGGCGTTGTCGTAAGCACCAAATACGCTGTGAGCATGATTCCCCCCAGTGCCAGTATTCACCTGACCAAAATCGAAGATCGAAGGAGCACCCGGCCCGGCATCAGCAAAAGTGGCTAGTGAAAACACCGTGTAGTTTCCAGATGAAACGCCAGGAGCAGGTGTGCCCACACCCACCCTTGATCCGAATCTGTCTGCCCAGTAGCTGCCAACCGTGTGAGTGGTCACGTTGGTTGCATTGTTGGTGGAGTGGTCTATTACATTGATGGTGCTGATGTCGGCACCGTTCGTGTTGCACAGAACCGAAGGAATCAGCGCCACTTCGAGTCCGTCAAAGAGGATGCTCGTAGGAACGTTAGGGCCATCTGAAGTGATCGCGCAGGCAGGATTGCCGCTAGCGTCGCCTTCGACGCTGGTGGTTGTAAACCGCATATTCCCAGTGTGCGCACCTCCCGCCAAGTGGATGCCCGCAAAGTTGGTTTTGAGATTAGTAAACTCAGTGGTATCGGACTGATTGACAAATACGTCACCGTGTATTCCACGGATCTCCACATCATTGATATGATCATCCCCGCCCGGCAAGGGAGCATCGTAGTAGATGCCATGGCCGGTAGGCTCGTTGATCATGATGTCCTTGAACCAGTTGATGTACTGTGCATTCTCAATCCACAGCCCACAGTAGCTGCCGGTGATTGAAATGTTTTCGATATGTGCTCCCGTTGAGTACGAGGGAGGAGTTGCCTGCGTGGGACTGCCCAGATGAACACCGCAACCTCCAGTAGCAGGCACACTGGGAGCCTGCAAGATCCCGATATTCCGCAGTCCCGCTCCAAGCAACGCTGTATCGATAGCAGTGCCAAGAATGACATAATTGATACGAAACACATCATTCGTAGCGCCATAGTTCACAATCACCGTCTGCGTTGGCCCTGCGCCTTCTATCCAGATGGGAACACTCATGATCAACTGGCCAGTGACCTTGTACATGCCAGCCGGGATGTAGACGGCTTTGTTTGCCGTCTGCGCTGCGGCGATGGCTGCATTGAGCGCCGCAGTGTCGTCGGTGGCGCCATCGCCCTTCGCACTGTATGGCGCATCCTTAGCGTTAATGAGACCATTGACAATGCCAGTACTTCCACCGCTGCCACTGCCAACAGAGATACATGTATCCAGAAAGTAGTTATACACCATGCCAGTAGCATTGCAATTGATAGGCCAGCGTATGTTGCTGCCAGGGTCTATCTGCGTGCCCTGCGGCGCTGGTGCGGCACGTTGCTGACCTTCACTGTAAGTAGCCAGCAATGCGAGTATGAACAATATGGCACATAGAACTCTCATGCCGCTATTTCCTCCACGTGCGATATACGCTGGAAGTCAATGCGTTTCATCTTTTGCAAACGGCCTTGCCAATACACCGTTGCCGGCCAGCTGACATCCTCTAGTGTCAGCACTACTATCTGAGTACATCTGCAGTTAGGGCACTCACCGGCGTGGTAGCGACCCAGTGTACTAGCCTCGCCGATGAGCGCCTCAGGGGACGGCGGCTGCGCCCAGGGTACAACCACTCCGTCCATCTTGCGATGGCTGTCTCTGACTCGCTGATCCTTGCTGCTGCGCCATATGTAGAACTCAACACCCAGCTCGTCGCAGCGTGCTCTGGTCAGCGCCGTGCTGGCCTTGGCGGTCTCCGTTCTGGCTATGAGATTGACACGGCTCTTAAGCAGCTCCGGGAACCTACTGCGCATCATGATGGCAATGGTGGTAGCTCTTGATCCGGCCTGCTGCGCTGCCAGTACCTCATTAGTCAGCACCTGGGCTGCCTCTAGCGGAATGGAGGATATGAGTGAAGCATTCTCCCGCACCGTCTTAAGCATGTGAGCGCCCACTGCGCCCTTAGTCTGCTGCATGAGCAACTGGTACAGCATACGACTCTGCTGGCTGCGCGAAGAAGCCGCTCGCCAGGTGCGCGCGTTAATGACGTCCACCCAGCGCACCATTTCTAGCGCGATACTACCGGCTGCCTCCTGTACCGCCACAGCGTTACTGCGAGCCTGTATCCGGCGTATCCATTCCTCCCAGGGCTCCGTACTACGCTTCTTAGGTATCAAGCGTTTTACGAGCCTGGAGATTGCGCGAGCGTAGCTCTTCTCCAGCCGCTTGGGAAGCTCGCCGAACTCCGCGCTCATGGCGTCAGGCCTACCGCTCGTCGCATGCGAGCCCACAGCTCTTCCGGCAGCCATATGTAGAGGAATGCCCCTGGCGGATTGCGCTTGAATCGCAGTACCACGCCATGAGCCAGGCGCAGACTGAGAATGCCCTCTACCGGCACCCCAGCTGCTTTGAACCTAGACAACAAGTACTGCATGTAACCTACTGGGCTGGTGCCAGTGACTGTCAACGCACCTATCTCCTGCGCGTCTACTCTGATCACCACCGGCTTAGTACTCTGGTCTGGCAAATCGCCACTGGTTGATTTTTCCATGGACTCCATAGCGCACCATATCTACGTCATCGTCGTTCTGTTTAAGTGGCTCCTCGAGCCCACGCATCGCTGCCTTTTCATTCCAGGCATAATTGGGTATGCGCTTCTCTAGACCACAGCACTGATCAGTGTTGACCCGCAGTATCCGCTGACTAAGCATGGTGCTGACGGTATGTATGCCCTCTACCACCTCGTTGTTAGCATCCAGCACCCAGAAGCCACGCTTGCTCAGCTCCGCATGCAGACTAGCGGCCTCCGGAGGTAGACGCACCTCGCAGCCTCTACCACTCTCACCCATGAATTGCTCCAGGTCGTCAGCGTACTCACCGTCTGTCTTCTGCCGCATCTCCACCCGGCTATCCCAGCGCCACACTCTATCTATCCAGACCTTACTGCCATCATCGTAGAACTCGCCGTACACCTGCGGGTGGTCAACGCCAGGGTCAACAGCGAACCAGTGATCAACGTGGCCACCAGCACCACGCAAGCCAATAGGACGAGTGACATTAGTGTAAGTGTTACCTACGTCGCTCCAGCAGTCACGGTAGATGCTTCCCTCCGCTACCACCCACAGCCCATCAATATAGCGCAGCTTAAAGAACCCACTCTGGCTGGATATAATGGCTCGCTTGGTCTCCTCGCTCAGATTAGGATTATCCATTAGTGAGAAGTTAATAACTGTCATGTAGCGAGAGAACTCTGGGTTATCCATCACTTCGGCTTTCAGATAGCAGTATGGATTGCCAGCGTTAGTAGAACCGTAGAGACGAGCTCCCTCCGGCGACATACGCATGAACAGCTGTGCTAGAAAGGACTTGGGATACTCCACCACCTCATCGCATACTGCAACGCCCACCGTAGATCCCAGTATCTGCTTATAGCTAGCTTCGTCCTTCGCGCCCATACAAAACCACTGGGTGCCGTACAGCCACAGCTCGCCGGACACGCGGTCGTAGCTATAGTCCTTCTTACCCACAATGCTAAAAAGATCAAGAAGCACGTTGCGATACAGAGTCTGCTTAGTGGTGCCTACCATGAACCTCTTGCCGGCCACCTTGTACCTATTAAGGTGCACGATGGTCTTGGCATCCAGCGCGAAGGTCTTACTGGAACGTACCGTACCAACCAGTAGGTTGTAGCGATTGTCCTGCTCCGGAGGACGCACAATGAACTGGTGAGCCTTGCTGCCAAACTGCTTCATGATAGGCTCTTCCATAAATCTCCTGTCACGGCGACGCGCTGGCAAAGGAGTGGCCGCTAGGCCGCCAGCAACAGCGCGGCCAATAAAGGGCGCTGCTATTCGTCGCCGCGACTCTGCTGCGGCCCTGCCGCAACTTATTCCACTGGGCCCTTCATCAGCGCCTGGAATAGCGCCTCAAGCTGCTCATTCTTCTCACCAGTTCCTGCTATGGCGTTCTTGCCATGCTTGTCCGGACGATAATGACCCAGCGTCCACTTATGCACGTCTATAGCTATGGGGCTGCGATCAACCTCTCGGACCTCCACCTCGGTATAGCCGTATGCACCATCGCGCTGGCGCACGGTCTTCAGCTTGGCGAGCTGCGCCCTGCGGCCCAGGCTCTCAACGCGCTCCTCTAGGTCTGCGACAGACTTGGCCTTGCCTCTGTTGTATGCCTCATTGATAGGATGGCCTTCTACACCAATGGCCATCCACATATACTGAGCATTTGGCAGGCCAAACTTATCGCCCATCTGATGCACAGGCACACGACGACTCACCAGATTGAAGAAGGTGCGCACCTGAGCTTCAGTAAACTTATAGCCAGCATAGTCCAGAGTGGGATCGAAATCTACACCACTTATGTTGACCTTAAGTACAGCGTGTCGCTCTTTCCTCAACTGGCGATAGCCAATCTTATTTGCCTCGTGCTTCGCCTTCTTATCCGCGCGACGCTGCTCTTCGTACGCGAGTCGCTTGGCAGACATTGGCTTCTTCTTTTGCGGGTCTGCCATACGCTGCCTCGCTTATACGGGAAGGTATTGTTTCACAACAACACCTAGCTGTGGATGCCCACATGGTTTGTTCTTCCATGTCCGACAGTTAGTACTGCATTCCACGATCGCGGTGACGGGTGTGCAGACCTTCGTGTCCTGCCCACCAACGAAACGATAGAGATCCGCGGTGATGAGCGTAATTGCAGCCTGCCGTGAAACATGATGATGTTGGCGGCATATCGGCCAGATGCCCCAGTGCTCAAGGCGTCC